GTGCCGCTATTTGATGTTGTTATTGTGCCGACTGTGGTTGTTGTGCCTGTGTTGTTATTTGTGCGTTGTACTCTAATGTTGTACGTCTCTAGCAGTGTGGGCGATGCGTAACCTTGTGGGTAAATCGGCAGTACCTTGATTCTTGCTTCGGTCGAATAATCGTCGATGCTCCTGAACTGGACTGTATCACCGATACTTGTGCCGAGAGGATCCAGTAGTAAGCGGAAAACGTTGTGTGTACACGTTACGTCGTAACCGCTTAGAGGGCATACTGTTGGGTCGTTTGTATGCTCACCGCTGAAGGTCAATGTGCCAGCGATTAGTCCTGCGGTGTCCAGATCTTTGACGTTATTTTTTCCTAAGAAGTAGTTGGCCTTGGCTGATGGGATTGTTAATTTGCCAGAGCTAACGAGATAAACAAAGGTCTGCGCAAAATCAGCTGAAGCACTATCGATCAATGTGGGGCTTACCCAAGCACCTCCTTTGTTATCGACAACTTTACAAAATACAATCGGCATTGTGTCGCCAGAATTTGCATAGTTCTGACTTTCATCAAGTCGTTCATATGGAATTAACTTTAGTGATTTAGCTAGATCAATACGCTTTTGGCGTGTGTCTGTTGTCGGGTCTTGATTAGTTGGCGCCCGTGATACGTCTGGTTTATTGATATCAATACCTAAATTACGCGCCTCTTCGTAGGTGTAGCTGCCGCTTGCTACATAAGTAGGTGAAAAAACGTTGATGTCGGGCATGGTTATTTACGCAGGGCAAGTGGACCCAAGATAGTCCAGGGGATTTTGCGCCAAGGGAAGTCGGCGTTGGTTGTGTTGTTGTAGCGGCCAAGCACTAGCGATATTGTTGTTATGTCTGCGGACGCTTTAATGGCGCTACCAAAAAATCCCGTGAAGTATGGAGGACTAAGCGGTGGATCATCTATGCCGTTTCCGCTTGTGTCCCAGCGCAAAACATAGGCTTGGTAAAAATACCGATTAGTGATTGACGTTTCAACTAAATCTACGTTGGCGACTGTTGCGGCAAAGGTTATCGTTAGTTCGTTTGCAACATTGTTTTTGTCTGTTAGTACAGAAGACATCGTGAAGGAGTTGTAGGGCACATCTGAAAACGTGTATAGATCACGAGAGGGGTGGAAATGATTTTGGTAGGTGTACAGCGGGCTACCTGTTAAATCAGTATTGTTGGGCCAGATTTGAATCCAGCTGAGGATGCCTCTGGTCGCCATCAGCGGACTCCGATTGCACGGCGAACGCCGCCATTTGTACGCATGGCAGACAGTGCCATTTCAGCGCCACGGCGACTGGCAGCCTGCATACCAGCCACGAAATCGCGTTGGCTGACGTAGTTGCTGCCGTTCATGTTCATGACGGGGCCTGTGGTCACGTTAATCATGGGGTTGATGCTTGTCGAGCCCATGTCGCCGCCAGCTGCTCCAGCGGTGTTGCCGCCTGGGATGACGGAATCACCGCGCTGGCCGGAGGCATAGCGTGCCATGGCAGCACTCATCTTGCTGGCGGGGATAACGTATTCGGACTCGCCGCCTTCACCGATTACGGCGCGGGTAGGTCCGGTTACGTAGCCGCCTTGGGCGTAGGCAGCAGCACCAGCGTTTTGATCACCACCTCCACGCAACATATTTTGCAGATTGATCGCGTTTTGAATTTGCTGGGCAGCGTTTGAAGCCTGTTGGGCGACGTTGTACATCGCCGAAGACATTTCGTTTGCTCGGAAAACACCGCTTGCCAACGAGGCAGCAAGTTTTTGAGCTTGCTCTTCAGACATGCCGATTTCGTCGCTGACTAGCTTTTGCGCCAGGTTACTCTCAGCCTGTATTACTTTTGTTTTGTATACAGCATCGGCTACTTTGTTTTGATTGTTGGCTATATCAACAGTAGCTTGGACTTGATCATAAGCAGCCTGCACTGCATCTTGTTGCAGTCCCAAGCCTCTATCGTAAGCATCTGCGATACTCTTTATTTGTTCAGGCGTATTACCCCTAGATTGCGCTTGTGCGATAGCTATTGCTTTTTCGGCTTCAAGCTGTTTGTACTTAATTTCAACTAAATTTGCTTCGAGTTTAGCTTTCTCTACAAGTAGTACATTGTTGTTTAGTGCCTGCTCATATTCGATCTGCGCAGCTTTAATCTGCTGCTGGAACATTGCGATGGCTATGTTAAATCGCTGTTGTGCTGTAGTAGCTAATTCGTACTGACGTTGTAGTTGTACGCCATAGAGGTCGTTAAGTGCTAGTTCTGCGTTGTATCGAGATTGCGTAACAGCATTACCGCGATCTAGTGCTGCGATCTGGCGTTGCACAGCCTCGGCAGCTTGACTGTACTTTTCTGTATTAGCTTCAATTTGTGTAGCTTGCTGTGCCAGCAGATCTTTGATTTTTTGTTGATCTAATGCTTGCTGCTTAAGTGCTTCATTTGCCTGTAAAGCGAGTTCAAGCTCGCGCTTACCGGCTGCGGATGTAACGTTACCGTATTCTTCGCGTAGTGCCTTTGCCTTATCTGCGTACTCAATGCGAATTTTTTCTTTGGCTAATTGGCTATCGATCTGTGCGTTAATTTGTTTTTCTGCTGTGTTGCGTCCCAGTGTGCGCTGGGCTTCGAGTTGCAGATTAGTCTGGTTGTTTTGGATTTCTTTTATCTGGCCGTCGGTAAGTTTTTGCAATGTCGCAACTCTCTTTTGCTCTTCTTCGCTAATTGCTATTGTTTGGTTTTTGACGTTTTCAAGTAAGCCGCCTAAACCCAGTGTTTTTGCTGCCCATTCGACGGCGGATTTAAGGATAGACGCTAATCCTGTTGCGATAATGTTTATACCTTGCAGTGCCTTAGCTAGACCTTGAAGAATAAAGGTCAAGGCACTGGCAAATGGCGCTCCAAGGATTGCCAAAGTGCCGGATACAGCGCCTACAAATTCGTTCCAAGTATTGCCGAGTAACGTGGTGTTGTTGGTAATGTCGTTGACGGCTTCTGGGAGTAAGCCTGTCTGGAGCGTTACTTCTTTGGCGATTGCGGCGCGGGCTTCGTCAGCGCGGCCTGCTTCTTGGAGGAGTCGGACTTGATTAGTAAGCTCGCTATTAACCAGCAACACGCTGTCACGCAGCGCGTCCATGTTTAGCTGATCCAGTGCTGTGCCGATTTCGGTGATGCGGCGGGTAGCATCTTCGAGCTGTTGGCCAATAGCAGATCCAAGAATTTGACCGCCAAAACCTTGCCCGAAGAATGAACCCGCTAAACCGCCAGCAACTTGTCCGGCGCCACCGCCAAACAACAATGGGAAGCCTGCGCCAAGGGCTAGGTTTTCGGCTGTTGCAGCCGGGTTAAACGCTAAACCGCCTCCTGCGGGTTTTCTACCCTGTTCGGTGAAACCTGGGGGTAATCGCGGCCCTTGTACGCCTACTCCCGCATCGCGCGTGGCGATAATGCGTTGTTGTGCAATTTCTTGCTCTTTAATTAGTTTATTTAAGCGTTCTTGAACGGCTACTTGATTACGCTTGGCAGCAACTAAATCCTGAACCGCTTTATATTCTTCCTGAGATCCTATTGCTGCTTTATTTATGTTCTGCCAAGCTTTCTGTAGCTGAGCATTATACGTATTTATGTTTTGGACATTAAAACCCTGCTCGATTTTCTTAGTGTTCAGTAAATCTACTGTTTTGCTTACTTGGTTTAAGGATTTCTGCAGCGTGCCAAGTTGGCCAATGCCTACAACGCCTATTTGGATTTCTGCGCGGTAGGAGGCCACAGCAAGATCGAAACTTGTGGTACTTCAGTTTACGAGGTAAATGCCGCCGGGTTAGCGGCGGCCGCGTTTGGCTTTTTCGTAGGCTTTGCGCTCCTCGTCGGCTTGGATGCTGAAGTAGGCGTTCCAGCCGAGGATTTCCGTGTCGGTCATTCGGCTGCGCAGTTCGTTCAGCGTCACGCCAAGTTCCTTTGCGACGTAGAACTGGAGCATGAGGTAGCCGTCCTTGCGGAGCTGGTCCTCAAGTGCTTTTGGTGTCCAGCTCCTCCGAATCATCGGTCAGAATCGCCAGCATCAAAGACTGGAGGTCCTTGTCTTTGACTTCGTTTTTGAGGACGTCGATCTCGCCGGGTTTGAACAGCTTGGCGCCGTTCTCGTCGCAAGCCTTGCTGATCAGGAGTTGAAGCGCGAAGGCAGTGGCGTCGTCGGACTTGGCTTGTTTCTGGGCGCGTTCGCGTTCAGCCATCGTCAGCGGCGTCACCCACATCTCAAATACAGATCCATCGCTAAGCTCCACTTCTTTTTTGGAGGGCTCCAGGTTGGCTGCTTTGCGCAGACGATCCAGGGCACTCATTGCAGTTGCGGCGGGCATAAAACTGGCAGCCTGTTACGGCAATAGTGTAGCGGAGTAGAAATGAAAAACCCCAGCCCGGTTAGGGGCTGGGGGTTGCTGAACTGACTGCAGTAGCAGACTATCAGGACTTCGAGAGGTCGAAGGTAGGGGCGGCGCTGGGGCGGAAGGCGATTTCCACGCTCTGGCCGTCGTCGGGGTTCACGGTGAGGCTGGCCGAGGTCAGGATTACGGGAACGCTGATTGAGCGGCTGGTGGTGTCGTTCACCGTGCCAGCGGCAACAATGCGGTCGATATAGAGCTTCATGGTCGCCCCAGCCTGGGTGGCTTGGATGACGTCCTCGATCATGCGGCTGGAAAGATTGGTGTCGTCATCGGTGGTGTACACCGTGGCGGAGCCAGAGCCGTCGGCGAAGCCGGTGATGTAGCTGCGGAAGGGGGCGTACTGCCCGGCCTCTTGGCCGATGGTGGTGACGTCAATTTCCGAGCGGGTGATCTCGAAGCTCCACTCACGCACACTGCCCACAACTGCGGGGGCGGTGTAGGTGATGCTGGCGTATGCAGCGCCAAAGCCGCTGGGTGCAGCGGTTGCGGTCACGGCGCTGCCACCTGCGGTGGAGCTAACGGTCATGATGCCGGTCGAGGCTACGTAAGTCTTGACGAAGTACGCGCCAGCGGGAATTGCGTTGGTGGTCGTTGCGCCTACGGGGTAGGCCAGGGTCACAGGATCGTTAACCTTGAAGCCGAGGTAGGAGCCGACAGTGATGTTGGCGCCAGTGGCGGGGAAAGCGCCAGCGGTCAGAGTGGTGACAGAAGTGCCGGCAGGGGTGTAGTACAGGGCGCCGGAAGTGCCCGACAGAACGGTGGCCATCGGTAGTTACCTATGGGTGGACATTGTTGCGGGCACAGCCCGGCTTAATACAGGTTAGCTCCAGTGCAGTTCAGTATTAAGAGAGCACTTGTGCTTGGAATCCGGCCTCGATTCGTGAAATAAAGAACGGTGTAAATGCTCGACGAGATTGTTGATCTGGGGTGGTGCCGGCGAAGCTGGGGCTGAAGCTGGGGCCGTCGATGGGGCCGGTGCGGGCGTAAACGCCAGTTGCAGGTTTTGCGGTGGCGTTTATTGTCTGGATAACAGTTGTAGCGACGTCAACGAGGGTTTGATTGCGGGCGGGGCCGCGATCTTTTGGGGTGTACGTGCGAATAACGATGACGCCACGGATGTTGTCCGGGTTGCTGGTTAGTGCCAGTTCGGTGGTAAGACCGAACTGGATGTTGACGTGGACAAACTCTTCGGCGCTATCTGCGTCGTCGTTCATCACGTTGTCAAAGTAAACCGGGACTGCAGGCGTCAAATTGTTGTACGCCGACAGCAGTGGTGCTTCAAAGACAGCACGGACAGCTTGGTAGTTCATCGGCTTTGCATGGCGACTTGGATTGCCTTATCAATAGCACCGGCTTTCAAGTAAATACTGAACCAGTCCATTGGGGCTGTGCGCTGGTTGCCGCCCTGTCCGGTCAACAGGCCACGGATGCCTTTTTGGCGTTTGCCGGTTTTCTCAATCGGTTTGATTGGTTCTGTTCCAGGATTGATGAAGGTGCCTGGGGACATGTCCGTGGCAATGTCGGCGTAGGGAGAAAAGTTACTGATGGTAAATACGATCTTGTTTTTAGTTAGTAGAGATCGAGTTACCTGTTGGCCGCTGAGTACGGGTGCTATGACTGGCTGTGGCTTGTCTGACGCACCAGTTCCGCCTTTGATGCCTAGAGGGCTTGCGATCTGCCAAGAATTAGAAAAACTACCTGTCCATGCGGGCCCCCGCATTTGAAGATCGCTAACTATTTTTTCTGCAGCGCGTTTAGGGCCGTTGTAGACAGTTGTGGCAGCTACACGATCCAGCTCTTTTAGGAGATTCCAGACACCGTTTCTGGCCATTATTGGGGCCTCAACAGGATGGAGTGAACTACCGGGTTTTCGCCGCGTGATGTTTTGCACATGATGATGCGGCCTGTTTTTGTGCTGCTGTTTTGGCTGTATTGGATGCGGTCGCGCACACTCGGGACGTATGCTCCAAGCTCGGCGTTGCCGATGATGACTTTTAGGTCGCTAGTCTGATAGGCGCCTTCAAACTCTTCGGGTTTGGCCTCGAAGATCAGGGCGCGGACAGTCAAGCTGGTGTCGGCTCCAGAGACTGTGCCGGTGGTGGCGTTGTAGGTGGAGGCGGCGTTGGCCTTTAGGTAGGTGACGTTCTGGCCCCAGTCGGCTAAAAGCTGGGCCGGGATGGCGGCAAATGTGGAGTCGACCAGGCTCATGATCAGCCTCTAAAGACGCGGAGTTGATAACCGCCGACTCCGCCCGCGCAATACGCGCCAAGGTAGGACTGGAGCCAGGGGTAGACGTCGAAGATGTTGTTGATGGGATTCTCGACTTTGCTGTCCTTGTAGCGAACCTTGAGGTCGCCAAGAGTGACCTCCTGGTACAGCTCGTCTGGGTCGCTTTCGGTGTTGGTGATGGCGTCAGTGTCGTTAGCTAATGCACGCGCCAGTTCGTAGGTCGCGTATTTGATCTGGGCTGGAATTGTTGTACAAGACAGGGTGATGTTGTCGACGTCGTAGTTGGTGCGCGGCCATTTCAGGGCTTGGTCTGCGTTGCAGCGGTCGCCGTAGAAGTTCAAGCTGTCGATCCAGCGGGTGGCGCTGATCAGGGCGCGGTTTTTCTGGTCATCAGTCTTGTCGGTCCAGGTGGCGGAGTTCGGGACCGTCTCGAAATAGCTGTTGGCCTCAGCCAGAGTCACGTAGCTGTTGGCCGACGCGCTACTCAAAGTGGCGTTGATCGTCGCAGGCACAGCTACTTAGCACGCTTTTGTTTCAGTGTAGCGGCAATAAAAAAGCCCCACCGAAGTGGGGCCGGGCTACACGCACTCTGATTATCAGATGGTGCTGGTGTCGAGGGGGCTGTTGACGGTGAGCTGAACCAGGGGGATCAGGTCAATGTCGTAGGTGGCAGCCCAGTTGCCGGCGGTGGCAAGTGCGGCGTTGGTTGGGTTGTCGCCAGCATCGTTCCACTTGGTGCCCATCACGTGGTAAGCCTCGTGGTAGTCGACCGAGAGCACGTCCTGCTTGGACAGGATGTTGCGGTCGGCTTCGATGCGGAGGTCCTGCTGGACGCCTTCCAGGATGGTGCCGCCCTTGGTCAGGTAGCAGAAGAACTCGCGCTGGTGGCCAGCGGTGCCAGGGGCAACGGTGTTCACCAGGGGGTCGATGATCACGCGGCAGCCGGCGAATTCGCCGATGCTGCGGGCACCAATGCCCACGCCGCCACCACCCCAGGTCACGGCGCCAGAAGCGGCCAGTGCGGAGGTGCTGAAGGTCAGGAGGCCCACCTGGTACAGGTAAAAGCCCACCGAGGGGTGGACAACCAGGGTGTCGAGTTCGTCGCCGCGCTCACCCAGCAGGGCGCGGGCGCGGGCCACAGAGGCGCCGGTCAGGAAGTTGGCTTCGGTCGCGCCGGAGGCGGCGGCGATGCCCAGATCCAGTGCGTTGGCGCTCAGAGCGGTGCCGAACAGACCAGCGAGCTGGCTGAACAGACGCTGGCTCTTCAGCTTGTTGATGGCATCGGCAAGCTGGTTGCGGATGTGCAGCATGGGGTCTTCCCCAGCGGCGAGCATCGCAACGTCATCCACTGCATACGCGAAACCGCGATGACAGATGGTGGCGATCTGGGTGCCAGTGCCGATCTTCTGAGGAGTCAGATAGCCGGCGTTGCTGGTGCCCCAGGTGGCCGTCCCGTTCATGATCTCCTCAGTGGGAGACACGGGGTTGAATTCGGGGACTTGGATGCGGGTGCCGCCTTCGCGGGCATCCAGCAGAGGAGTGCGAACAACAGCGCCGCTCTTTACGAACAGGCTGCGCTCTTTAATAGCCTCAGACACGTAGGTGCTGAGATTATTCCGCTTTACGATGTCCGCCAGAAGGACACCGCCGGAATAATTCTGAAATGGTGCGGCCATTTCTAAGTTCCAGGGGTTAAGGGGTTTGCGGGGTCCAGATCACTGATCTGGCGGGCATCACGGATGCGGATATCAGAGGCCGGCTTCCCTCTTCAGCACAGCTGCGAGGTCAGGGTCCTGACTAGAAATTAGCATCTGTTGTGTGAGATTAACTGTCCCCTCTTTCCAGGGGTTCGTTAATCCTGGGGCAACAGTTGATGTTGGATTGGGTTTTGCGCCCATTCCAGCGGCATTACTTGCTTTGAAGTGGTGCTCGAAGCCCGAGCCCGGATTCTTCAAGTTGGACAAGTAGCCGGTTAAATCCTGCTCCACGCCGCCGTTGAGGATGACGACGTTGCCGGATTCGTTTTTGCGGATGTTGTTCTGCAACAGTTGCAGCATCTGCTCGGCGTTGATTGCACCAGCCTGGCTGATGGCGGCCATGGCTTTGGTGCGGATTGCGGCGTTTTCGTTGGAGTGGCGCAGGTCCTCCAGCTGGCGCTTGAGGTCCGCGATTTCGAGGTCCTTTTCTTGGCCCGTGCGGTTGGCTTCCTCCCAGAGGTCTTTCCATTGGCCTTGGTCTTCCAGCGTTTTGCGGCGCTGGTCGTCTTGGCGTTTGTAAACCTCGTCGAGTTTTGATTTGATGCCTTGGAAACGTTCCTCGGCGTCAATCGCTTGCTGCTTTAACGCAGCAATTTGGGCCTCGTACTCGGCAGTAGCAGGTGTCGGAGCTGCAAATGCGGGAGCGGTGTCGGCACCAGTCACGGACTGGTCTTGAGGCGCCACGGGCGTCTCGATGACTTGCTCTTCCATGCTCAAATTTCAGTCTCGGTTTCTTTGGTCTTACGGGTGTACTTGCGGACCATTACTTCGGGCTCCGGTTCTGCAACCTTGTACAGCTCCTCGGCACGGAGTTCCACCATTTGCCACTTGTAGCTGCCGTCCGGTTGCAGCACGTAGTCCAACGATTCGGCCATCGTAATTACGCCGTTTGACTCCTGTAGTATAGGAGTAGATGGTACTTAGGCTGTTTCGGTCGTTAAGTACTCCCCGGATTCCGTAGTTAACGGGTCCTGTAGTTCACTGAGGAGTAAGGGAAGGCGTTCCAGCAAGATGAAGGCGGTGTCTTCTGTTAAGCAGTAGTCGCCGTTTTCTAGTAGAAGGGCGTTGCCTGCGGGCTGCGGCAGTAGTTCTGTGGTGTCGAGGAAGATCTCGGTGATGGAGGTCGTTCCAAGGTAGAAGCCTTGGACTTCGGTGTCGCCGATGCGGAAGGCCACTACACGATTACGTAAAGGGTGGTGGCGCTCTTGGTGGGCAGGGCGTCGTAGTCGACTTGGCTGATCTTCACGATGTTCGTGATGCTGGTAGCTCCAGGGATACCGGTTGTGGTGGAGGTCAGGACGGTGGCCCAGCCGGTGTCGTAGCTGGTGTCTGTGGTTTTGATTAGGGCTTGGCCGGTCAGGCCGCCGCTTGCGATGCCGATGCCGGGGCGCCCGTTGATGCCGTCTTCGCCGTCTTTACCCTTCTTACCGGCAGGGCCGACAAGGCTTTCCAGCCATTCGGATTCCGTGCCATCGAAGCCGTTTTCGACCGCAATTTCGTAGGCGCTTTGGCCTGTTGGGCCATTAAGGCCGTTGATGCCGGCAGGGCCTTGCGGGCCTGGTGTTCCAGGGTCGCCTTTGTCGCCCTTGGGGCCATTAGGGCCGGCGGGGCCGATTTCGCCGCGTTCGCCTTTTGGGCCGATCTCGCCGCGATCTCCTTTTTCGCCGCGCTCGCCACGGGGGCCGGTTTCGCCTTGGGGACCTGTTGCTCCAGCAAGGCCGCGTGGTCCTGGTTCGCCTTGCGGGCCTGGTGGTCCCTGCAGACCGTCAGCGCCAGCGGGGCCGCGTTCGCCGGGAGCTGGTGGTCCCTGCGTTTCAATCGCCTCAAGGCGTTTGGCTAGACGCAGCAGTGTCGCTACCTGCGCCAGCGTGAGGTAGTCGGCTGCGTTAGGCATCAGATCACTGCCCCAGCAGGGCTTGCATTAGTTGTTCCATCCGGTCGGTGGTCAGGGAAGACTCGTCTTCTTGCTCGCCGGGGGATTCTTCGTCCTCGGATTCGTCGTCTTGGGATTCCAGTTCGCCGGGTTCTTCGGCGGGAAGGGTGCCTAGCTCCATCGAGGGCAGGATTTCGCCTTGGGTCAAGATTGCGCGGACTTCCTCCAGCGTGATCACGCCCTTGTCGAAGAGGGCCGTGATGGCGGTGACGTCTTGGCCGATCAGGCGGTCAATGTCGAAGTCGCGGCTGATGCTTACCTCGGGAGGCTCAATACCCAGATATTCAGCGGCAAAGTCGAACGCCTTTTGCAGGGATTGCTCTAGGTCGAGGCTGACGGCGGCCAGCATTGAGTTGGTGTCGACGCGATCCAAGCGGCGGGCGTCGGCAGACTCAGCGACAAACTTCTGCTGGCTCAGCGTGCTAATGCCAAGCGTGGCCATTTGCTGCTGTAGTTCGCGTATTTCGTTGCTCTGGGCTTCAAATGCGCTAGCCGCAGGCTCCACGTAATAGACCTTGTTGCCGGGCGCGGTGGCCATGGCGTAGTTGACGCTCACGGCCATGTCCTTGGTCTGGTCGTCCCAGCCCTCTAGGACCAGCATCGGCTGGGATGCGATATGGAGGCTGTGGATCAGGTCGGCTTGGCGTTGGAAATGCGCCAGGTTTAGGTAGGCAATGTCCAGCAGGGGTGGGCGGCTGACGAGGTTGTCGACTTTGTTGCTGTAGGTGGTGACGAACGGGATCTGGCTAAGGCTGTAGGTGCCGGATTCGATTAGTTCGTAGTCGGTGCTGTTGTTGAGCGGTTCGCGGAAGCCGGGTCCCAGGGGCTTTTGTTCTTGGCGTTGGCGGTAGACCTCGTAGCGGCTCGGGTAGATGACGCGGATCTGGTCGTAGACCTTTTCGCCGAATTGGCCGTCGGGCACCACGGCTTGCTCGTGGATGCGAACTTGCGTCAGGCTGCCGTAGGCGGCTTCGCGGTCGAGGCGCCAGCCGTAGACGTCCTGCGGGTCAACCTCGACCCAGTACGGGCGGCGGCCCATGGCACGTTCTTCGGCCAGGCTGCGGATCTCAGTAGGTGCTGGGAAATCCACCAGCATGTTGCAGTGGCCGTAAGTCAGGCTGCAAATCAGCAGGCGGCGGGCAAATTCGTCTAAATCCGAGCCCTGGCCGTCCACGTCACGCGCAAACACTTCGCGCCAGTACGGATCACCTTCTAAAGCAATAGGCTTGCGCAGAATCAGACCTGCTGCAGCGCGAATCAACCGCTGTGTATACGGCGAGAATACGGCGCGGTTCACGCGGCTTAGGTAGGCCGTGTAGTCCTCGCGGGGTTCCAGTGGGAGGAAGGCTTCGCTGTTCTCGCGGAGATATTCCGTGCCTCGGCTGACTGCTTTCATGATCTCCCAGCCCTTCATCATGCTCAGCACGCTTGCAGTGCGTGTGAACGGGCTGTCTGCGCCACCCGCGTAGGTGGTGGAGACAATGTTGGTCGGATAACGGCCGGGGACTGCGTAGGTCATTTAGTCACCATTTGGTGCGGTCTGCCCAGTAAGCGGCCGACATTTTTCCTTTCTTGATGTTAGCTGCGTGCCTAGCTTTGAACGCCTCGCGGCGTTTGCGCTCGGCCTCACTCTCTCCGGCTGATTTGGGGGAGCCGGAGACGCCTTGTTGGCCGAAACGGATTAGTTTTACTTGGTCGCCATCTTTTGCGAGGACTACGTGTGATTTAGTGGGGTGTTTTGGGGTGCGTTTTGGTTTGTTGTAGCCTTCAAACTTTTCGCCGCGATACTCAATCATCATCGTCCTCCTCGTCGTCGGGGTCGGTGATTGGCACCAGTACTTCGATGCCTTGGGTCAACATAGTGACGAAACCGCCGATGATTTCGGGGTTTTGCGGGGTCTTAAATACAAATGTGGCGTGCGTGAGGCCGTCTTCAGCATCAATTTCGATGTGAACACAGCCTCCGTTTACTGTTTGGATTGCCATTAGCCGTGGTAAGCGACCGCAATGTGGGGCACGATTGCGGGGGTTCCAGAGTCGATTTGGGAGATGCGTATACGGATCTTGGCGGCGGGTTTGCCGTCGTAGAAGTACACGTATTGACCGGCGGAGTTGATGGTTTTGGCCGTGTCGATAGTGAACCAGTTGCCGTTGCCGTTGAAACTAGCCTCAAGAGCAAGTTTGAAGGTAGAAGTGCCAGTGACTGTGGCGGCGAAGGTGTAGCTACCCGAGTGGCCGGGGACTTCCATCCAGTCATCTAGGGCGGCCATTGAGGCGCCCGTGTGCTCCACCAAGTTGGTGTAGCGGTCGGTAGCGGTTACAGCGACTTTGGCCATGGCTATTTACGCGGTTTTTTCGCAGTCTTGGCTGCTTTCTTGAAGTCTGCAGCAGTTGGGGCGCCTTTGCTGCCGGGTTTGCGCATTTTTTCGCCCGATCCAGCTGCAATTCGTTTGCGTTTTGCGTTGATGT